TGTGGCGGAGCCGGCCGCCTGCGCATTGATGAGCCAGAGAGCAACGGCGGCCAAATATCTGCCGTCTGCGATCGGTGTGGAGGATCAGGGCGCACATCCTCAACCACGATCGGCGGCTACCCAGCTAACATCGACAACCCGGATGACTGGGCAGCATTCCTGGCGCGCTATCTCGACAACCGGGCGACGAACGCTGTGCATAACGGGATCGGGCTAGTAGCCCTGCACATCGTTGACGCGATCAGGGACGCCCGCGCTGCTGATGCCGCGTGACACTACACTGAGTGGTGTTGAGATCATCGACACCACTCGCCTTGCTGTGCAGATCGCATGGACTGCTGACAGTGAGGATCACACAGCATGGATACCACGTAGTCTATGCATGGATGGCGATACGTTAGAAGCAGGCGACAAGGATGTAGTCGTGGCTACATGGTTCGCTGACAAGGAGGGACTGCCTTATGCCTAAGCTGTATGCACCGGAGGAGAAGTATGCACATGCTATTGCATTGGGTATACGTGTCGATCCAGAGGATGTCTGGTTGTTGTATGCATACAGATGGTACATTGCGGCCCAACGCTATGTAATGACACACGTGCCTGGGGAGAACAATCAGACGATGATGCTACATCATTGCATTGTAGGGATGCCTTGGTCACGAAGCATTGTGATAGATCACATCGACAGAGATACATTACACAACTGCCGTATCAATCTTCGATACATACATCAGTCTGAGAACGTGATGAACTCGGTGCGTTCAGACAGCACAACACACATATACTTCCGTGATGACTGCAACAAGTATGCAGTCCGTCTCGTGCGTATGCAACAACGCTACTATGGAGGAACATATGGAACACTCGACGAAGCCATCGTTGCACGTGATGCACTCCTCAAGTCCATTCGCGAAATATAATACGCCCGACTCGCCGTTGTTCTTTCCAGTAGGAGAGCGGAAGGTAGGTTGGCAGCAACGTGACGGTGAATACAGAGACACGACAGGACACAAAGCAATCATCAGGCTGAACCAGAAAGGAGACAACGCCCAGCTACTCAACATAGTCGGGTCGTCTTACCGGCTGGTGCATAACAGAGAGCTGTTCGGTGCTGTTGAAGATGCAATGATGCAAGAGATGTTGCCAGAACATCTCAAGGATGTGCAAGTCACAGACCAGATGAGTGGCTTTGGCAAGACTTGCCTACGCAATTATGTGTTCCCATCCATCAAGTGTCGGCTGCCTCGTTCACCATCCGATATCGGCTTCAGGATCATCGTGCAGAACGGCTATGGAGGTTCTGCTCTCAGGCTACATGCTGGAGCCATAGACTTCTACTGCACCAATGGCATGATACGTGGTGAGTATGTGTCCACCTACAAGCGTCACACCAGTAGGCTCACACTGCATGGTCTCAATGTATCCATCACTAAGGCACTGCTTGACTTCAGCAATGCACGTTATGAGTGGGAACAGTGGAGCAACACACCAGTCAAGCATGAGAAGGCAATGGATCTGTTCCGTTCCATTGCCCACAGTGAGAAGATGACCAACACACTAGGCGATCAGTACATGCTGGAGCGTGATGTGCGAGGCGATACACTGTGGGCTGTCTACTCGACACTGACGTATGTCGCATCACATCCAGACAAGCTGCGTGCATCAGTGGAAGAGCAAGACAATGTAGCAGTCACCATGCTACGGCATGAGATGGATGTGACTAGATGGACACAGACTGAACAGTGGAAGCAGTTGGAGCTTACTTGACAAACGTGTATACATGTGCTATACTATTGTTTCAATAGAGAAGGAGCAACGGAGCGCAGCGAAGCCCACGTCTTGCTAGCCCACTACGTATGTAACAACTGTGAAGGACATGAGATGTCGCTTACATCCAAAGCCAAAAACAGACTGATCGCTGATGTCAACAACCTGTTCTCTCTGATCGGACAGAAGCTACCTGCACGTTCAGGCAACAACCAAGAACCACTGGCGTATGAATACTTCATTGCCAGTCATCTCGCTAAGCTCGCTGAGGGCAGACGTGATGCAGCTAAGCAAGCAGCCATCAAGGCAGGTGTCATGCCTGACGTGGATGATCCTGCCAACCAGCGTGAGCCTGGAACTGATGAGTTCATCTTCAATGGTGAACTCGTTACCATCATGCTCAACGTGGCTAAGCCTCGTGTGCAAGTAGACATGAAGGCATTGTCTGCTGCATTGATTGCTGCCAAGGTCAAGCCTGAAGTCGTCACTGCTGCGATCGAAGCAGCGAGTAAGCCTACACGTGCAGGGCACAAGTTCACTGCCATGCTCAACACGAATGGAGAGTAACCACACAACGAGTGTCGTCTACATTAGTAGGCGACACTCTCTTAGGAGGACCAATGAACGGCATTGTCTTGAACATGCCTACGCCAATCAAGCCTAAAGAAGAGAGCCACAATTATCGTGGCCAACGTTACATGTTACGATTTGATCCTCATGCATCTGAGAACCAGCAGTGGACCTGGACTGTCTCATACACAGTTGTGTATCCTTACTATGGCAGTGCGTCCTCACTCCCCAATGCTAAGCGTGCCGCTGAACGAAAGATCCGAACACTGGTAGGACAGAATGAACGATGGAGCGAATGATCCTGACACAGTAGTTGACGCCTACGATACACCTACACAACGAGCATCCATCAACCGTCTGTCTGTAGACGACTTGGATGCATGGCTCACTGCTATACGTGCAAGACGATTGGCTACTGTGCAGAAGCTAGAAGCAGCAGCCAAGGTGCGTGCTGATGAAGTGCGACTCGTTGCGTTCCTCAAGTATGAGAAGCAATACCAGCGTGCCAAGTCAGCACTGCAACGACTTGATGAGATGGCTGATAAGGTAGAGGTCATAGTGCATAAGTGCAGACTGCTTGCACTCGCAGCTGAGCTTGAAGTGTCAACTGAAGGAGAGGATGATGCCCAGGAATGATCCACGCCTGGATGCTGCATATGAATACGTGACATTCATGCTGCCGCGTGCTGATGATCCAACCAACATCATGTGGCATGGTTGGGCACTACGAGAAGCATTCATTGCAGGAGCAAAGTGGCAGAAGGAGCAAGACAATGCCGATTGTTAGTGGCCCAGTCAGAGCCAGAGACTTGCGTGCCAACATCGCTGAGCATGGCTTCGATCATGGTGTGGTCATGACGCTTGAAGCATTGCTTGACGAACACGCACAGGACAGACAGACTATGCGTGAGATGGCCTCCATGTTGGAACGAGTCGTAGATCACATGGATAGATTGATGGCTGTCGGCACAAGCATCACGCATGAACTCGATCAGATGAAGCGTGATCGACAAGCAGGAGATGAGATTGACCACAGTCAAAGGGACAAGCCATGAACTCACACTACGCAACATCGAACCAGGGGACGAACTACTGGAAGCGTTTGACTACACGAAGTGGTCTGCCATCAATACATGTCCTACATGGGGCATCACACGCTACCAGATGCATCTACGCATGCCACTAGCAGGACGTGTGTTGGCGCTTGAGGCAGGACATGCATTACATGAAGTGTTCGCATTCGTTCGACTGGCATCACTGTTGGGCCAGCTACAAGAGCATGGTAAAGACCAAGACTACATAGACAAAGTATACGAGCATCATGGTCTACGTCTGTTCGGTGGCGAGCGTCTGCGTCACATCAGTGAGCAGATCAGTACAGCCACAGATGCACCTGACGTATGTAAGCGTGGTGCCATAGCCATACTTGACACATCAGGCTACTATGACGACCCACGAGACAAGCGTCGCACACTGTCCAACATGGAGGAAGCTGCATATGCATACATCAACCGTTGGCGTTACGATCATCCTGTGTGGTACAGGAGCGATACTGATCCTACTGGTGATGTGGGAATTGAAATCCCATTTGAGCTACATGCTTCTATTACTGGTGACGATTACTTTCAGTTTCGCTTTGTTGGTCGCTTGGATGGTATCCACTATGATGGGGCGAAGCGCCTCGTCGTTCATGACAACAAGACAGCATCACGCCTGAACGATGCATGGTCACAGTCCCAAGTCACGTCGCATCAGTACTCTGGGTATTGTGTCGCTGCATCGCATTTCACACAACAGGTGGTATCACGTGCTACTGCATTAGGGCTTGCATTACCACAACCACGGACGTATGAGTATGGAGGCTATCAGGCCGAGAGCATGGATCGGCTAGACTACCATCTAGTGCGATGGGTGGACTGGATCGTCCACACGTTACGTATCGCACAGCAGTATCACCACGACCCCATTGCAGCACCGAAGTATACTCATAGCTGCAATCGCTACTTCCGGCCGTGTGTGATGGTGCCCTTTTGCTACGGAGACGACAATGAGCAGTCACGTATCCTCGGTGAACTCGAATATGACCAGTGGAGCCCTCTGGAGAAGGGAGTGTTAGATGGTATCGGCTCGGAGTAGGGATCTCATTATAGTAGATGAGCAGGATGAGTGGCTGCTATTCGACTATAACTGGACTTGCACAGAACATGGATATGTAGTGCGTAGTGTGCAGTTGTTCGGTGTGTGGACACCGACATATCTACATCACTACATAATGGGGCAACCGATCTGGGAAGGAGACGTGATAGATCACATCAATCACAATGGTTATGACAACAGAAGGAGCAACATGCGCTATGTGACACATCAACAGAACTTGTTGAATGCTCGTCATCCGCTAGGGGTGACAGGTGTTCGCGGAGTAACGCCCCTTCCTAATGGGAAGTTTATGGCACAACTCAAGCGTCACGGAGTGCATCACTATGTCGGCTCATTCGACACAGTGCAGGAAGCATCCGAAGCACGCGATGCTTACATACGCGAGGATCGCAATGGACAACATCGAGTGGCGTCAAGCCTACAACCAAGCAGTCAACCATGCAGAGCGCATCACAGCACCTGACAGCAAAGAGGCAGTGATGCTCATACTACAACTACTCAATGGCCTGTATGACATGATCGAGGAGATGCAACTGTCGGAGGATGACTGATGTCGGCCTCACTGCCACAGTTCCACAGGCCAACATTCGATGACACACGTATGTATGTCCTCGTGTGGGGAGCCAGTGGTTGTGGCAAGACAACACTAGCTGTCACTGCTCCTGGGACGAAAGCCTTTGTTCAGTTCGATAATCAGGGCGTGACAAGCATTGCTAACCGCAGTGACTACCACGTGTTGGACCTGAGTGGCACGACGTTCCGCACAGCCATGATGGAGTTCAGCAAGATGGACCCATTTGGTATACGTGCATTCATCAAGGCCAACCCAGACGTTGAGACGATTGTGATCGACAGCATCACCACGTTGTCGTTCATGGCACTACAGTATGCAGTCACCATAGCAGGAGGTAAGTCAACCATCGAAGTGCCTGGCATGAATGGCTATGGCACACGTAACAACGTGATGCGTCGTGCAGTGCAAGTCATCATGCATATATGCAGTGAGCTAGGCAAGCATCTCATAGTCATCACGCATGAAGCTGCGCCTGACAAGGATGCAGAAGGCAATACGATAGAGATCACCATGTCTCTGTCATCGTCGCTAGCCAATGATGTGTCGCTACGCTTCAATGAAGTGTGGCACATGAAAGACACAGGTAAGGAGCGTCAGATATACGTGCGCCCGTTCGGTGTGTGGAAGCCGATGAAGACACGTATGTTCGATACCAACCAGCATGTGCAGTTCAAATGGCACTACAATGCTGACACAGAGACAGGTGAAGGCATTGCTGATTGGTTCATGCAATGGCAACAGAACGGAGGTAAGAAGATACCACTACCAAAGAAATAGGCCGCTCCCGTCAGGAACGGCCCAAGTTGAAGTCCACACAAGGCCATAGACATATGGCCCATCACCCCATAGGAGACAAGGCCCATGAGTGGTTCAAGCTCGATCATGCGCTTCAGCCAGGACATCGCCTCGGCTGAGCCACCCCCACCACTGCCTGCTCGTCAGTATCGTGCAGAGATCATCGGTGCATCCATCCGGCCTGCTGCATCGTCAGGTGTCAACTACCTGAACTTGCAGTTCCGTATCCCAGCAGAGGAGTATCCTGCTGACTACCCAGATGGTGATCCAGATGGCACAGTGTTGTACTACAATCGCATACCGACTGACGACAAGCCACGCAATCGCTACCTCATTCGTCGTGCGATGGAGCGCATTGGTGGTCCGTTGTCACAGGAGATCGACTGCAATGCTCTGATCGGTCTGTCAGCGAATGTCGAAGTCGTGCATCAGGAGTATGAGGGTGAGATGCGCGCGTCGATTTCTAAGCTGCTCGATCCGTAATAACCATGCATGTGCGCTTGCATCCAGTGAGCGCACATGCTACACTCTATGAGTTATAGGCCCAACCAATCAGGAGGTATCATGTCTACAACTACCCAAGTGCGTCCTGTTGCACCGACGCCACAGCCGAATGGCGAACAGGCAGCAGTCAAGCCGAAGCGTTCTCGTTCGCCGTCTGCGCCGCGTCCTGCCTACATCGTGGTGCAGGTCACAGACGAGCATGGTCAGCCACAGCAGTTCGACAAGCGCCGCATGAAGGTGATCGGCGTGCATCGTGAGGCTGACAAGGTGCTGGAACTGGTTGAGGCAGGGGATCATCCCAACGCCTTCTACCTGCGTGTGATCGTTCCCGGAGGCTCTAGGGCTGGCTCGCCCAACAAGCCCAAGGACTGACCTTGCAAGGATCAGCGTAGGTTGAAGGGAGGGGCCGTAGCGTGGGAGCGATACGGCCCTTTCTCTTTGCATCCCGTACTCACATTAGGAACTGCACATGTCGGAACAAGACCTTACACAACTGTTCCCTGGCTTGGCTACGAATGTGCCTATCGAATGGGATGAGTTGCAACAACAAGCCATTGACGCATGTTGTGACACAAGCAAGCGTATTGTAGCAGTCACAGGCAAGGCTGGCACTGGTAAGACAATGCTACTGAGACAGGTAGCACACAACCTAGAAGCAGCAGGCTACACTGTGCAAGCATGTGCGCCGACTGGTAAGGCTTCGAAGCGCATACAGGAAGCCACTGGTCTGCATGCAATGACCAATCATCGTCTGCTTGGCTATGGTATGCCGCGTGAGATCGAAGTGGATGATGACAGGACAGGCGACAAGAAGATCATCTCAGTGTCTACTGGTCCACGCTTCAAGGTAGGCAATCCATTGCCATACGACACCATCCTGTGTGATGAGTTCGCAATGGTGAACCAAGAGATCAATCGCAACCTGATAGATGCACTGAAAGGTGGCGCACGCATCTGCATGTTCGGTGATGTCAACCAGTTGAAACCAATCGAGGAGGATCGTCGCCTTGACACGCAGCCCTCAGCCTTTCAGAACGCGCTCGCACGGTTTGGTGGTATCACTCTGGATACCATCCACAGACACGACGCAGGCTCGGGCATTGCTTCAAACGCAGCGCTCATCTTGCTTGGAAGGATGCCTAGAGTCACTGAAGACTTCAAGCTCAGGCAAACGGACCAACCTGTTCGTGCAGTGCAAGAGTTCATTGAACTGTCCAGTGCGGCAGGACATAGCTACGCTGATACAGACCACCAAATCGTCACCTGCATGAACAAGTCATGGATTGGCACTCAGCGTTTGAACCTGATCATTCAGTCCATGTTCTGGCAACGTGAACGGCCATTCCTTGAGTTGCCACGCTACAAGATAGCAGGCAAAGACATGCCTCCCATTCGCATTCAGGTGGGCAGCAAGGTAGTCTACACAGCCAACTCGTATGACTTGGATGGAACAGGCACTGCCTATGCATTCAATGGTGAGACAGGCATAGTGCAGAACATCGACTTCATGGAGGGCAGTGTAGAGATCGATTTTAATGACCGCACTGTGGTCATTCCTCCTGTGATGATCGTGGTCAAAGACAATGGTGTAGTGCAGGAGCAAGACCCACGACGCAACATCGACTTGGCCTATGTGGTGACGACACACAAGATGCAGGGCAGTGAAGTCAAGCATGTATGCTATGTGCTGAACAAAAGTACTTTATGGGGGCAATCGAGACGTAATTTTTATACCGCTGTCACACGAGCCAGAGAACATTGCACCGTCTTCTGCGATCCGCATTCACTTGCAAAGTCTACTCGATTTGCGGGGTGAGCTATGAAAGAAATACCACTGTCACAAGGAAAGACAGCCCTGGTTGATGACGAAGACTTCTGGATCGTTGGCGAATACAAATGGTATGCAAGCTGGACAGGCCGCAACTGGTATGCCAAGACAGACAAGCGAATAGGAGAAGGCAAACGGCTTCGCTTGTATCTACATAGGCTAATCATGGATGCACCAGATGGTGTAGAGGTAGACCACATAAATCACGATCCACTAGATTGCAGACGAAACAATATGCGCCTTGCAACACATACCCAGAACATGCAGAACTGGATACAGCCTCAGACTGAGAATGGTTCAGGCTATCGAGGAGTGATCCTGTATCCATCGGGACGATGGCGAGCAAAGATCAATGCAGGCAAGCTCTCATATCATCTTGGCGTGTATGACACGATAGAAGAAGCTGCGCGTGCGTATGACATCGCTGCTAAAAAATTGCATGGTGAGTTCGCAGTCCTCAACTTCCCAGAGGAGATAACTAAATGATGATAGCTCCGGTTGCCAACATCAAGGAGATGAACAGTGAACTATACGCTGTGGTCAGCGCCAGTGGCCTTGTGTTCGACTGTGGGTGTGGTGGCAATCTGGCCAGCACTATCGCAGTGGTTGCGGAAGCGCCTGGGGATCGTGAAGTTGCACTCAAGCAGCCACTCATTGGAGGCTCTGGCAAGTATCTGTGGGACAGACTCAGAGCAGACCGTCTCACACGTAACGACGTGTATGTCACCAACGTCTGCAAGCGTAAGCTCGTCTCAGCAGCAGAAGGACATGCCATTACAGACAAGCAAGGTAAGATCACACTCACCAAGCAAGAGCGAGTGCAATGGCGTCATATACTTTGGCAAGAACTATCCAGGCTGCCCAATCTGCAATACGTTGTTGCATTGGGAAGCTTTGCATTGCAAGCCCTTGTGGGATACGAAAGCATTACCCAGGCAAGGGGCAGTGTTTTCCCCATCGACCTGGACGGGCATCGAGTGCAGGTCTTGGCAACCTACAACCCCGCCCATGTGATGCGTGAGCCACGTATGGAGATCGTGTTCAGGTTCGATCTAGACAAGCTGGCTAGGCTACGCAGAGGGGAGTTCAGTGTTCCAAGCATACACACACTTACGAACCCTTCATTTGCAGAGGCAATGGACTGCATACGTTGGATGCATACTGTCAAGGAGCCAATCGCCTACGACATTGAGACGATGGCTCATGAGACTGCATGTATTGGCTTCGCACCATCGAACAGTGAAGCGATCTGTATTAACTTCCGTTCGCAGGGGCGCAATCACTACACGCTTAGTGAAGAACGTAGTGTCCGTCTCGCCATTCATGACTTACTGGACGATGAGAAGCTGCGTTTTGTCACACAGAACGGGCATTACGATGCGAGTTGGCTATGGTTCAAGGATCGTATTCGCTGTCACAGCCACTACTTCGACACGATGCTTGCACATCATACACTATACCCACCACTCCCACATGATCTTGGCTTTATCACAGCCCAGTATACGGACCACCCCTACTACAAGGACGAGGGACAACTATGGAAAGAGGAAGGTGACATAGATGCCTTCTGGGATTACAATGGCAAGGACTGCTGCATCACACGCATTGCCTATGAGAAGATGGACATGGAGCTTGCCGAGCATGGCTTGGCTTCGTTCTTCTACGATCATGTGATGAGGCTACAGCCTGAGCTTGTAGAGATGACCAGCAATGGAGTGTTGGCTGATGGCACAAGAAAAGACAGACTCAGTATTGAGCTTGGAACAGAGCTTGCTACTGCAAGAGAGCTATGCCAAGTCAAGGCTAGGGAATGTACTGGCATACCAGATTACGAACTTAATCCCAACAGTAGTCATCAGCTTGCTAAACTCTTCTTTGATGACCTGCACTTGGTCGGACGAGGAAGTAGTACTGATAAAGAGAATCGTGACCGTATTAGAAAGCATCCACGAACTCCGAGTACAGCTAGAGACCTTGTCGCAGCCATTGATACCTTCAAAGACAAAGCCAAGTACTTCAGCACCTACATTGGAGCAGAACCAGACCACGATCAGCGGTGGCGATGCTCATGGAAGCAGACAGGCGTCAGCAGCGCCCCTGGACGACTCTCTTCCGCTCAGACCAACTGGGGGACTGGGCTGAACTTCCAGAACATCCCTACCAATGCCAAGGACATGTTCACGGCACCGTCAGGCTGGGAGTTCTCTTACTACGACATGGCCCAGATCGAGGCTCGCATTGTTGCTGTGCTGGCCAACATCACAGCTTGGAAAGTTCAATTCGAACAAGCACGCTTGAACCCTGGCACATACGATGCACATTGCGCTTTGGCGTCAAGTATGTTTAAGGTGCCATACGAGCAAGTGCCAACCAAGGACTGGGACTCCGATGGCCGACCTACGATCCGCTACGTGGCTAAGCGATGCCGACACGGCCTCAACTACAGGATGGCAGCAGACAAGCTCGCCACAGTCACAGGACTGCCATACGTCGAGGCTGAACAGGCTTATCGCCTCTACCACATGGCGAGTCCAGAAGTCATGTTGTGGTGGGATGACGTTATTGATCTCGTGCGACGATCCGGACAAGTCACTACTTGTCTTGGACGACGATGGGTGCTGCTAGAGCGATTTGATCCTGTCGCTCTAGACAGTATCGTTGCGTTCGAACCACAGTCACTCAATGGTGACTGGACAAGCAGCGTCATCTACAAGTGTCACAACGATCCTGAGTGGCCTTCATCATCACGAATTGTCATAAACGTTCACGATGCAAACATCGCCTTGAACCGCATCGAGGATGGGCCTACAGTGCGTGCGATCATGCAGCGCCATGCAGAGAAACCTATCTGGATCAACAGCATACAGAACAGGCTTCGTGGCGTGGATGATC